AATGCAGATCAGGCAGGAGCAACCTTTGATTCAACAACAGGTTCAGCGACAGTTACTGTTAACTTAACATCTCATGGTTTATTAGTTGGAGATTATTTTAAATTTAAATCTGTATCATTACCTGGTGGTGGTGAAACAGGATACACAACAAATGATTTTGAAACAAATGTGTTTGAAGTTATTGCAACACCTACCGGAAACACTTTTACCATTACTATGCCATCTAATGAAACTGGCACAGGAATGTCGGCTCAAGGATCTGCAACATTAAATTCATACATTACTATTGGTCCAGTTTTTCAAACACCAGCTTATGGTTGGGGTACAGATAGTTGGGGGTCAGGTGAATGGGGAGAAGAATCTTCTGTAACAAACGTTACACTCGATCCAGGTTCCTGGAGCCTCGATAATTATGGACAGTTACTTGTTGCAACAGTTAAGAATGGTGCAACATATACATGGAATCCTTCAGCAGGTGGAGCTTTAGAAACTAGAGCTGCTGTTGTAAGTGGTGCACCAACAAAATCTTTATTAAGTCTAGTATCGGACAGAGACAGACATTTATTTTTAATGGGAACTCAAACAGATTTAGCAGATTCAACATCACAAAATAAAATGTTTATTAGATTTTCTAATCAAGAAGACATTAATACATGGCAACCTACTGCAACCAATACTGCAGGTACATTTCTCTTGGACCAAGGAAATGAAATCATTGGAGCAGTACAAGGTAAAGATTATATTCTAGTGCTCACGGATCAAGCAGCTTATGCTATTCAGTTTGTGGGTCCACCTTTTACATTTAGTATTAGACAAGTAGGTTCTAACTGTGGATGTTTAGGTCAGCATGCAATGGTGTATGCACAAGGTGCCGTCTTTTGGATGGGATTTGGTGGTGGATTCTTTATGTATGATGGTACGGTAAAACAACTACCGTCTTTAGTTGAAGATTTTGTATTTACAACTCAAGGAGATAATTTAGGAATTAATTATGATGCCAATCAAATTGCATATGGTTATCATAACTCATTGTATAATGAAGTAGGCTGGTACTATGCAGCATCAGGTTCACAACAAATAAATCGAAATGTAGTTTATAATTTTTTAGAACAAACCTGGACAACAGGATCCTTATCTAGAACATCATATAATGATGCTCACACTTATGGATTACCTTATGCAACAGAGTTTACAACATCTAGTACACCAACATTCCCAACTATCAATGGTGCAACCAATACATTTGGAGCAAGTAAATATTGGGCCCATGAAACAGGAGTTAATGAAGTAGATGCAAATGGTGTTGAAACAGCAATTACTTCTTACATACAATCTGGAGATTATGATATATCCATGCAACAAGGCTTAGCTGGTGATGGTGAAAATATTATGAGAGTATCACGGTTTATACCTGACTTTAAAAACTTATCGGGTAATGCAAAAATAACTATGTTCTTTAAAAATTATCCTAATCAGGCGGATACATCTAGTGCTGTAGCACCCTTGATTACTGGACCATTTACGTGTAATAGTACTACAACTTTTGTAAGTACAAGAGTTAGAGGAAGACAAGTAAGTTTAAAAATAGAAAATGATGCAGTAGATGAGTCTTGGAGATATGGAACTTTGAGATTAGATATTGCAGCAGGAGGTAGAAGGTAATGGCAAAAGTAACACCAGTATTTCCAACTTTTATTAAAGACGAACAAACACAAGTTGATAATAGTAAACAGTTAGTAGAGGCTTTAGAAACATTAAAGAATCAATTAAACTTTGGTTATCAAAAAGATTTAAAAGATGAACAAACAAGATTGGAGTGGTTTTTATTCTAATGGCAAACTTTTATAAAAATCAAGGTTTTAATTTAACAACAACTAATTTAACAACAGTATTAACTGTTAATACAAGCTCTATCGTTATTGTAAAAGGTATGAATATTACTAATGAACACAATAATAATCTTTTATTAGAGTGTTTTTTACACGATTCTTCAGCAGGTACAGACTATGAATTTTTTCATAAAGATGTTGCCGCTGATACAACTGAATTAAATGTTTGTGGTCAGGCCTTGAATTTAGAGGCAGGAGATGCTATAAAAGTGCAGTCTGAAATTGCTAATACCATACAAGGTGTTATTAGTTATTTACAGATAGATAGATCACAAGAAAATGGATAAAGTAGTAAAGATAGAAACAGAAACAAAACAAACCTTTAGAAGTAAATCTACAAAAAAGATTTATGAAACTAAGGAAGAGTTTTTAAAGAATCATACAGAAGATGATTTAGCAGTAGATACTGCGGTCACTGTAACAAATAAAGGATTAGACTTATTACAAAAAGTAATGGGTAAAAAATAATTTATGGAATCACCTAGAGGTGGTACTGAATTACAGTTAGAGTATTTAAATAAGTATGTAGATAAAAGCATACTGGATCAAGTACAAATAACAACATCAGTACCAGAAAAAATACCATTACATCCAACTAAGTTAAATATACTTTGGCAAAAAAATTCATATGACCAAGGTAATTTAGCACCATGGTTTAAAGATAAATCTAATCATAAAAAATATGATTGGTATGTATTTAATTCACATTGGAACTATGAAAAGTTTAGATATAATTTTGATATACCTACAGAAAGATCTTTGGTAATTAAAAATGCAGTTGATAGTATTAAGCCAAGAGATATTGATAAAAAGAAAGATAAGATAAAACTAATCTTTCATCCAACACCATGGAGAGGATTAAATGTAATGTTAGCTACAATGCAGTTACTAAACAATCCTAATATTGAACTTGATGTATATTCATCAACAGAAGTATATGGAAAAGCTTTTAAAGAAGCTAACGATAAACAATGGCAAGAATTATATCAACAAGCAAAAGATTTACCTAATGTAAATTACATTGGATATAAACCTAATGAATATATAAAAGAACATTTACATGAATATGATATATTTGCGTATCCAAATATATGGGAAGAAACATTTTGTATATCAGCAGTAGAAGCGATGGCTGCAGGTCTTTATCTTATTACCACAAATAATGGAGCTTTGTATGAAACATGTGCAGAGTTTTCTACTTATATTCCATATCAAAAAAACTATATGAATTTAGCTAGCAACTTTGCTTATGCAATAGATGCTTCAGCAAAAAAACTTTATAGTGATGGAGTTAAGCAACACTTAAAAATGCAAGTGGAATATACTAATCAATACTACAATTGGACAAGACAAGGAAACGCTTGGACTAATTTTTTAAAAGGAGCACTAAATGCAAGATCCAAGTAAACCAATATGGGTAAAACCAAAAGTAGAATCTAATAGTAAATTACCATGTATATATTTAGCAACACCTGTACATAGTGAATGTTCTATTCATTACACACAAGCTCTATTATCTTTTCAACAAGCTTGTCTTAGTAAAGGTATACTAGTTAGTTTTGCATTATTAAAATCATCATTAGTTACTCAAGGTAGAAACTTATGTGTATCTAACTTCATGGAATTAAGTGACACCTATAGTCATTTTTTATTTATTGATTCTGATATAGAGTTTAGTCCAGATACCATCTTTAAAATGATTGAAGCGGACAAAGAAGTTATTGCTGCACCATATCCATTAAAACATTTAGATTGGGATAAAATAAGCCATAGAATAAAAGGTAAAGAATTAGACTCTGAAACATTATCCATGATGGGTTTTACTTGGCCAATTAAACTAGAACACACTAAAGAAATATCTGTAACCAAAGGTATTATGGAAGTTTCTCATGCACCAACTGGATGTATGTTAATTAAAAAACAAGTATTTGAGAAGATGATTAAAGCGTATCCAAACTTAAAGATAGAACAACCAACCATTGTCAATGGTGAGGAATCTACTAAACCATATTATTATAACTTTTTTGACACATTTCATGAACCTGAAACTAAAAGGTATTATGGTGAGGATTTTGGATTCTGTAAAAGATGGACTGAAATAGGTGGTAAATGTTATTTATATGTACCCGATAATCTTACACATATTGGTGAATATAGATACACTGGAAACCTGTTAAAGGACATGCAACAGAATCTTAAAAAGATTGACTAAGTCAATAAAATCAAGTAAATTACGTCAATTACAGGTATCATTCCCTGCTCTTTTACATTATAAACTATTAAATTATGGCAATATCAAGAATGCAAATGAACAGACAATTACGAGCAGGTGGCGGTATCATGGATATTGCACCTAGAGAAAAATTTGGTTTAGGATCAAAACTTAAAAAATTTGTAAGAAAAGTAATACCTAATGAAGTAGCTAGTGTAGCTAGTGCAGCAGCTCCGTTTGTTGCTCCATTCAACCCATTACTTGCTGCGGGTATGGCAGGTGTAGGAAGTTTTGATAAATCAGGTAGTATTAGTGGCGCACTAAGATCAGGTGCCTTGACTTATGGTTTAGGAAATTTAGCTAGAGTAGTAGGTGGCGCAGGATTTCAAGCAGGCTTAACAGCTCCTACAGCAGCAGAAGCTGGTTTTGGAAAATATTTTACTTCACCTATGGGTGCTGAAAGTGGCATTGGTAAAATGTTATCTGATAGAGCAGTACAACAAGGACAGTTGTTAAAAGCTCAAGGGGTTGTTCCTGAAGGAACTTTTTTACCAACTGACTTTGCTACTGAAACATTGCCCCTGGAACAAGCAACATCGAACTTGGCTCAAGCAACTGGTGAAGTTACTAAAAGAACTTTTACAGATATAAGTAAAGATTTATTTAGTGGTGATTTTACTAAAATGGGAAATGCTGCAA